AGCACGACGGTGCCGTCGTTGCGCGCGCAGCGCACGCACGCCTGATCGCGCGCCGCTTCGCGCAGCGCGCTCATGCGGCGAGCCTCGCGATCTCCTCTTCGACCTCGCTGATCTCAACGCCTGGCAGGATCTTGTCGTGGACCACATCGAGCAGGCGCGGCCATGCTGCGGCCCATTCGTCGGCGGTCATCTTGTCGAACGCAATCGACTTGACGAGCGCCACGCGCGAGCCGTCCGGAAGCGTCAGCATCGCGTCGAACATGCCGGCGAGACCCTTCAAGGTCATGTGGACGGCTTCGACCGACGGCAGATCGATGCGCGTGTCGCCGACGGTGATGAATTCGCAGTTCTGGTAGATCAGCGAGCAGAGCGCGAAGTAGCGCCGGTGCCATGCGACCGAGCGGGTGTTGCGGGACTTCCAGTCCGCCTCGATGACCTCGCCGGGCGTCAGGCGGCGGTTGAGCCGTGCGCTCGTTTCGCACGCCGGCCAGAGACCGCCGTCGAGGCGCTTTTGCAGGTAGACCCTCACAGCTTGATCTCAAGGCGCTGGTTCTGCGTGACATGGCAACCGGGCACTGGCTGTCCGTTCTTGATGGCGCGCGCGATGGCGGACTTGTCGATGCGCGGCGGTGGCGGCGGCGGTTGCACCTTGAACTCGGCCGGGATTTCCGCCTCGTTGTCGACGATGACGCTCGGCGGATTGTTGCGGACCGCGAGCGTGAAGAACGGCGAGTCGATCTTGGTGATGCCGCTCGCCTGCATGTTGAACAGCAGATACTCGCGGACGGCTTCGGCGCGTGTGCGCAGGCGCTTGGCGCGCTGGAGCATCAACTCTGCCGTGCCGTCGATGGCGTCGGCGGTCGCGACCAGGTTCTCGACGAAGTGCGCAACCGACACGGCCTTCTCGCGCAGCTCGCCGGTCAAGCCTTCGAGTGTGTCGCGGATGACCTCGGCGGGCAGATCATCGGACTCGGCGAGCGATTCGAGCGCTTTGTACTGGCCGACGAGCTCGTAGAGCGCGAGGTTCATGGCGCGGACGCCTCGGCGAGTTCCGCCTTGCGTGCTTCGTAGGCGGTCTTGAAGGATTCCATGCGCTTCTCGTCGTTCGCGTCCTTCGCGAGGCGATAGGCGACGGCGAACACGTCACGCAGCGCCGCGAGATCCGGCGCGGTGGCGATGTTGCGCATGTGCGTGTCGACGTCGGTCGCGACGATCACCGGCTGGTCGAACGACTCGATCGCTTTCTCGATGGGGAGAACCTGCGCGACCTCGACGTCGATGCTCTGGATTTCTTCGGGCGTGTATTTGCCGGCGATACAGACCGGGTAGCACGTCTTGACGCCCTCGGAGATCACGCGCGAGCGCAGCATCGCGCGGCTGTAGGCTTTCCATACATCCTTGTCGGCGAGTAGGGCTCTCTTCGCGCGGTCCAGTGTCCAGTCGATGCGGACTGGCTTCGGACTCTTCGGATGGCTGAACGTCGCCTCGCACTTGTCGTCGGTGTAGGTGTGCCACTCGACCGAGCCGCCCGACTCCTGAAAGCGGGCCAGCATCGTGTCCGCTTTCATCGTGGGCTTGCCGCCCATGATGTGGTAATCGCGCACGGCGATCATCGCGGGGATGCCTTCGGCCTGTGCGAGCAGCATGAGCGCGAGCGCTTGCTCCGGCGTACGCATGCCGAACAGTCCCGACTTCGCGACGGTCGCGGCCATGCGTTCCATCTGCTCGAACGAAACGAGGGCGGTGCCGGCACTCATCGGCGCTCCTTCTTCGCTTTCGCCCTGGTCGAGCGCACGCCGCGTTTGAAGCCGTCGGCCCAGAACGGCAGCACGGTGCCGATCTGCTGATCGCCGTAGCCGGCGCGGCGCAGGATCGTGCGCCCGAGTGCGAGCACTTGGCGGTGGGTCATCGGTTCACCTGATGAGAGAGGAGGCGGCGCGCGCGCGTGGGCACGTCGTAGGCGGACCAGTCGCGCGGCGGCATCGTGAGATCGCGAACGATCCACGCTTCGCGCGGTGGCACGGCACGCGAGAGTGCGTGCGGAATGAACAGGCGATAGGGCGCGCGCGATGCGAGGCGGCGGCGTTTCATCACCGCTCCTCGCACTGCTCGGCGTACTCGCGCACGCCGCGTTCTTCGATCATGTCGGCGAGCGCCTGCTGCACCTCGAGTGGGGCGCTCTCGTTGATCCACTCGGCGTGCTTGCCGCGGCGCTGCACGGCGCAGATCGTCACGCGATGCGGACCTGCCACGTAGAAGGCGCGGTAGGGCGTAGGACCGACTTCGCGGTCCTGCTGGAACGCGTCGATCGTGATCAATCCACCGAGGGTGAATTCGACGGAGGGGAGCTGATCGGTCATGACACCGGTGGCGTGCGTCGCGGTTTGCAGATGGCCGCGAAACTACACCCGCCAGTTACAACGCGTCAACCAGTAGTTGAAAGAGATATCGACAAAGGAACAGCCACCACCCAAAGGCGGTGGCTGGCCGGCCGATCACAACGGCCGGCCGGGGGGAGATCGATTCAGTGGATCAGGACGAGCGCTTCTTGTGGCGCGGTGCCGGGGGGGTGCGTTTCGCGGAAACGGCGGTGAGCGACTTGAGATAGTCGATGGCGAGTTGCTGCACGTCATCGTCGAAGATCTGCTTCCAGTGGCGCAGCAGCTCGGCCGTCCGGATGGCGTTGTTATCTGTGTTCGAAGTGCTTGAATTAGCGCCACTTGCCAGCAGCACCAAGGCCGAGTAGTTGACCCCCAAGTTGCGCGCCTGCAAGCGCAGCGTCGCATCCTTCGGCACCGCACCGCGCAACCAGCGGGTGACGGCCTGCGGCTTCGTGCCGCTCGCTTTGGCGAGCAAGGTTTGACCGCCGTGCGTGCTGTCCGTGAATACCCGAACCCATTCTTTGTATTCGGTGAACTCGGCCGGATCGGGAGCGGGCGGTAACTTCGGCTGATAAACCATAGGTTTATGATAGCCGATACGCGGTCGCCCGCAAATAAATTGGAGGTTGACGATATTAAACTGCGAGTGTAAAACCGGCGCATTATGGCTAACGCCGGTCTCACCCTGTGTTACGAGAAGTTCGGAAGTCAGGCGGCGTTCGCCGAGGAATTCGGCGTTACCCCTCAAGCGCTTACGAAATGGAACAACGACGGTGTGCCGCCGGGCCGTGTTCCCGAGATCGTCAATTTCATGCGGCGGCGCGGAGTCTTGATCACCTACCACGATCTCAGACCCGACTTGTACCCCCGCGATGTCTCGCGTGTTCATGCTGGCGTGTCTCCATGATGAAGGGACCGTCCAATCCTTGTCCTTTTCGTCGTCGCGTGCGCTCTCGCCGATTGGCGGTGGGGGTATGGCGCACAGGATGGGATGGACGGGGGGCGAAATTGTTGCCGACCGGGACCGTGCGCAGAAGCAGGGTGTCCCCGAGTTTGCCCATACGGCATTCGCCTAGCGGTATTTCCGCTCAGCAATTCGACGACTTGCGCGAGCAACGGCAGGCGTGGCGCGACTGGGAAGAGTACCGCCGCGATCAGGAGCGCTATCGCCGCGAAGAGTGGCCCGGCTATCTGGACGTGGCCGATGTGTGAAGTCACGTCAGACGAGGCCCGCGCCGAACTCGCCGCCGCGCTCGCGCGCGATCTGCGGCAGCTGGATCTGCAGGTTGCCGCCGCGTTCGTCGAATCTCAGGAGCGCGAGGTCGAGCGCCTGCAGCAGCGCGACCGCCTGCTTGACGGCCTGCGCCTGCAGCTCACCGAAGCCGAGGCGCTGATTCGTCGGCTGCTGACGACGGAGAAGGACATCGCGCCGCACGACCGGCGGCGCGGTGAGCGGCTGGTCGTGACCATCGGCGAACTCTTGACCGCGAAGCAGGAGGGATCGCCCCGTGCCTGAACAGCAGAAAGCGAGAGCGAAGGGACGCAAGATCGGGCGTAACAGAAAGCACCAGGCCACGATCTATCGCGCGACCGACCGCGCGAACAAGAACCGCAAGCGCCGTATGCGGCGGCACCTGCGTAACCACCCGTCCGACGAACAGGGCGCCGCGCTCTACGAGCGCGAGTACGGCGGCATCGCGCACATCGGCGTCACCGCCCGCGCGAGCCGCAGGGAGTACCGCAAGTTGCACCCGCGCAAGCGCCGTCGGTCACCGGGCGAGATCGCCGAGGCTATCGCGCAGCGCATCGAAGACGCATCGAGCAGGGCGGCGTCATGACGCAGACAGAGCGGATTCGCCAGCATCTGCTCGCGCGCAAGTCGATCACGCCGTTGCAGGCGCTGAAGCGCTACGGCTGCTTCCGGCTCGCCGCGCGCATCTGTGAACTTCGTAAGGAGGGCTTGGCGGTTCGCAATATCCCGACCCGCACGCCGGGCGGCGCGATCGTCGCGAAGTATGTCGTGGACTGAACTGCATGGCCGGGTACACGCCAGTGTTCGACTCCGTCTTTGATGGCACCTTGGGTGGTCGTTGGCCGACGCTGCCGGTGTGGCTCTCGCTCCTGCCGCTGGCGGACAAGAACGGCGAGATCAACTTGACGCCACAGCAGATTTCGGCGCGCACCGGATGGCCGCTCGATCTGCTGACGAAGGGCATCGATGAACTGATGCAGCCGGACGCCGAGAGTCGCAGCAAGGTCGAAGACGGCCGTCGCCTTGTGCTGATCGACCCGGACAGTCGCAGCTGGGGCTGGTACGTCGTCAATCACGAGCGCTATCGGGAGAAGGCGCGCAAGCAGGCATACGACGCGCAGCGCACGGCGTCGGGCGACGATGCCGCGCGCAAGGCGGCGGCGCGTAGCAAGTGCCGCGAAGTCCCGGCGTGTCCCGCGAAGTCCCGCGACCTCCCGCTCTCAAACGCAGACACAAACGCAGACACAAACGCAGAGAGCATTACCGCCGCGGTCGCGGCGCACATCACGAACGACGACGACGGGTTGCTCGCACTCAAAGTCGTGTACCCGCTGCGTGCTGGCAGTCAGCCAATGCGCCGCGCGATCAAGGCGATACACGCGCGGCTCGAAGAGGGCCACACATGGGAAGAGATCATCGCCGGTGCGCGGCGCTATGCCGCGCACTGCGACGCGATGGAGAAGACCGGCACAGAGTTCGTGATGCAACTCGCGACCTTCTGCGGACCGGACAAGCACTTCCTGCAGCCGTGGTCGTTTCCCGTGAAACAGCACAACGGGGACAAGAAACTGAAGTGGCGCCCGCCTGCGGACGAGGACGATGTACCAAAGTGACTACGACGAGTTCACCGAACTCATGAAGGATCTGTGCGCCGCCAACGACCGGCCGGTGTCGGATGAGCGCGTGCGCGCATTCTGGGATGCGCTCAAGCCGTTCCCGTTCGCGCAGATCAAGGCGCGCATCAAGGCGCACATCGCCAAGGGCAAGAAGTGGCCGCTGCCATCGGAGTTGCGCCCGCCCGAGGATGAGCAGCAGAGGCCGCCGCCGCCGTCGGTCGCGGAAGTGGCAGCGCAGCTTACCGACTACGTGCTGCGCAACTACGAGCTGACGCCGCACCAACGCGCCGGTTTCAGCTGGACGTTCCTGCATCGGAAAGGCGATCCGTGTACGTGCATCGGCTTGCTCATTGCGGCCGACGGCGAGCGGACCGGATACCGGGTGATGGTCGAAGACATGCAACTTGATCGGAGGGTCTGACGATGGCGACGAATCAGCATTACGCGCAGGCAGTGGGGGAGTCGAAGGCCGAACAAATCGGCTATCTCGATGCGCTCGACAACTCGCTCGGGATGACGCTGGGGCAGCTGCGCGAGCTCGCGCAGCGCGCTCGGTCGCTCGCTGATCGCGTGCTCGGTCCGCAACCCGAGCCGGTGGCACAGCAACAGGGCACAGGCACGACCGGCAACTATCCCGCGATCCGCCGGCTCGGCGACGCCGCCGACAACCTGCGCGAACTCGCGCACGGCATCGGCGAGACCATGAAGCGCTTGGAAAACCTGTGAGGCACGACGATGAAATGGGATTTCGTGGGCTTCGTGCTCATCGGGCTGGCGGTGTTCTTTCTGATCCTCGCCGGCTTGGTGCTGTACCGGTCATTGAGACGGACGAGCAGTACCGGCGGTATCTCGCCGAAGTCGAAACGCTGATTGCGCTTGATCCCGAGTTGGGCACCGCTGCCGGTGCGCGTCTGGATCTGCTGGCGACGGTGATCGATGAATACGAGAAGCGCCGCTTCCCGTTCGAAGTGGGAGAGATCATGAAACTGCGCGCGGAGAGATCGAACGATGACGACGCACACATCGGCAAGGGTGCCGCGTGGTTCGTCTGGTATGTACTCGCGTTCCTCGCCGTGCTGGCGTTCGGCTTGGCGCTGTGCTCGATGAAGTGATGCCGGACGAGCTCGCGGAGATCGACCAAGTGCGTTGGCAACGTGACGTGGCGCGGGCCGAGAACGCGCGGCTGCGCGCCCAGAATGAGCGGCTCGCGCTGCTGCTCAAGTATGCAGAGGCGGCGCTGCGCGAGGAGTACCGGCTGCGGATCGAATCGGCAAAGCGGGAGGTCGTGTCGTGAGTCTCAAAGGTCAGCTGAATCGGTATGTGTGCGAGCGCTGCGGTGGCCAGATCATCACGGTGGACGCCGACGACGGCGTGACGCCGTTCGCGTTGATGTGCCGTGCGTCGCCGAACTGTTCGGGCATGATGTACTCGTCGTTCTATCAGGGTGTGCGCGGCGAGCCCACCTACGAATGGCGCAGGCCGAGCGACGCCGAGTACGCCGGCATGTCGGCGGCGATGCGCGCGCACGTCGATCAGGGCGGGCTCGATCTGTATCTCCGGGTGGCGTAAAGCCGTGGACATCGAGCAGGCGTGCAAGGCGTGGGGCGCCGCGCTCTACAAGGGGCTACCGATCAGCGCCGGCCATGACGCGGCGTTGCACCTGACGCGCGATGACCTGATGGAGCAGATCGAGCGCGAGCAGGCGGATGTCACCGGCTTGCCGGCGGATGTGATCCCGCTCGCGCGCGCTGCGACGACGATGCTGCCCGAGCAATACCGCGTGCTGTTCGTTCACTTCGTCTTTCCCTGGCATGCGAAGGGGGACGAGAGGCACGCGCCGAAGTGGCAGCTGCTGTTCGTCGGCCGCACGCGCTATTTCTATTGCCTCGAAGGCGCGCTATCGCATCTGCGCGGCGCGCTCAGCATGCTGGAGCCGTCGTGACGCCTGTGCAGAGCGCGTGGATCGGCGGGTTGGCCGAGTGGATGATTGGCGATACCGCGTTCCTGTCGGTCGCATTCACGTGGAAGTTGCCCGAGGCGCGCGCCCGCGCCGTCTGGTATCGCGCGCTCGGGCAGAAGGTGATCTGCGGTGGGCCGGCCGTGCATGAGCATCCGAAGTATCTCGCTGACGTTGCGGAGTGGCGGCGCGAGTTCCCGGATGCGGTGCGCTATCACAACCCGGCGGCGACGTTCGCGACGAAGGGCTGCAACGAGCGCTGCTCGTTCTGCAACGTCTGGCGGATCGAGGGCGACTTCACCTACTACCCGGAATTCGCCGTGCGTCCAGTGCTCTGTGACAACAATCTCTCGGCGATCGACCCCAAATATCAGGAGCACATCATCGCGCGCTACAAGGCGGAGCGGGTGCCGCTGCTCGATGCGAACTCTGGGTTCGAGCCCAAGAGCTTCGATGGCGCAGTCTTCGCGCGTTGGCGCGAGATCAACCGCGGCCCGTGGCGGTTCGGCTTCGATGAGTCAGGCGAGCGCGAGACGGTTCGCCGCGTGATGGCGATGCTGCGCGGCGCGAGCGTGCCCGCCAAGAAGATCCGCCCGTATGTGCTGATCGGCAATGAGCCGCCGGACGCGTGCCTCGCCCGCATCCGCGAAGTAATTGAGTGGGGCGGCGAGCCGCACGTGCAACCATTCATTAAGCACAAGTCGCTGGAGAAGCGCGCGCACGTCAGCCGCGCGATGGGTTGGACTCCGCAACTGCTGACCGATATGGCGCGATGGGCCAACCGCCGCATCTGGCGGTATGCCGCCTTTGATGACTATCGGCGTTCAGCGAAGACCGAGCGCGCGGATCGCTTCGACAAACAGCAGGGGCTGTTCGTCTGAAAACCAGCCTATAGCCTTGTGCGCCGTGAGCGGCGACCAGCCTATATAACCTGTCAGGAGCACACCTGCCGCCAGACGTAGCGGCGTTGCAGCTCGTCATACACCTGCCGCTGGTAGCAGCGGCTCGTGCCCACCGGCGGCACGCGCGCGGGGTTCACCGGTTGCACTGATGCCGGCACGACCGGGCATACGCGCGGCGCGCACGCTGGCGCGACGTCGGTCGAACTCGAACACAGCGCGCGCGTCTCGCCGTTGACGCAGGCGCAGCGGCAGTCAGCGAATGCGACAGCCGGGCATGCGAACAGAAGAACGAGCGCGAGCCGGATCAGCATGGGGTTCACGTCCATGCCCGCAAACGTAGATGGATGACGGGCGGCGTTCCGTGACGCGCATCGCGCGGCGTTGAGCGAAGTCCGGACTTGCGTCTCACTTGTTCCAATCTCCGTGCATGCTGCTGATAATCCTTTTGCGCCGGGCAAAAGCGGCGCCGCGTTGTTTCCATGTCGAGATCGGGAACGCGGAGAGCGGGCCAACTCTCCGCGCTTCCCTTCAGCGCAGACAGGATCATGGCCCGTTCCGCTTCGAACAAGTTCACCGATAAGCAGCAGCGGTTCATCGACGAGTACTTGGTCGATCTGAACGGCACGCAGGCTGCGATCCGCGCCGGCTACAGCCGCAAGACCGCGAACGAGATCGCGGCCGAGCTCCTAGCAAAACCTAGCATCCGCGCCGCCGTCGACGCGGGACTTGCGAAGCGGCGCGAGCGCACGGAGATCAGCCAAGACTACGTGCTGCGCACGATCCACGAGACCGTGGAGCGCTGTCGGCAGGTTGCGCCGGTGCTCGATCGCAAAGGCTTCCCGGTCGTAGTTGAGACGCCGAAGGGCAGCGTCGCGCCGGCGTATGTGTTTGATGCGAAGGAAGTGCTGAAGGGCTGCGAACTGCTCGGCCGTCACTTGGGCATGTTCCCGACCAAGGTTGAGCACTCGGGCGAGATCCGCCGGAGCGATGCGCGCGAGCTGAGCGACGAAGAGTTGCTGCTGATCGCCGCCGGCTTCATGGCGGACGGTTCGAACGTGCCCGAGACGACGAACTGATCCGGAAGCAATGGCAGTCGCCGTCGATGAAATCCACGCCGCCGTTGCCGCGAGAGAGTTGCTACAGCGCCGCGCGGCGCGCCGCACGCTGCTGCCGTTCGTTGAGTACACGACGCCGAAGTGGACCGCCGGGCGACCGCATCGGGTCATGTGTGAGCAATTGGATCGCGTGGAGCGCGGCGAGATCGACCGGCTCATGCTGCTGCTGCCACCGCAGCACGGGAAATCAACCGTCGCGTCCAAGCGCTACCCGGCGTTCGCACTTGGGCGGCAGCCGACGCACGACATCATCTCAGCCTCCGCGACGCACGATCTGGCCGAGGACTTCGGGCGGGAGGTTCGTAACTGCATCTCGGGGCAGGAGTGCGGCAACGTCTTCCGCGATCTCATGCTCGCCGAGGATTCGCAGGCCAAGGGACGCTGGCAGACGAAGCAGGGCGGCTCGTATTACGCCGTCGGCATTGGCGGGGCCTTGTTCGGCCGCGGTGCCACTCGAGCCATCATCGACGATCCGTTCGCCACGTGGGAGGACGCACAGAACAAGCTGGCCCGTCAGCGCGTGTGGGACTGGTACACGGGCACGCTCTACAACCGCGTGCGACCTGGCGGTGCCATCGTGCTGATTCAGCACCGCATGCATCAGGACGATCTCGCCGGGCGGCTGATCGCGCAGATGCAGGCAGGTGCGGACAAGTGGGAGGTCGTGGAGTTGCCGGCGCTCGGCAGTTACGGCGCGCTCTGGCCCGAGCGCTACGACGTGCCGGCGCTGGAGCGGATCAAGCGCAACACGCCCGAGTTCAAGTGGTCATCGCTCTACCAGCAGAAGCCGCTGTCGGAAGAGGGCGGCATCATCAAGCGCGCGAAGTGGCGGCTGTGGCCGGCGCGGGAGAAGTTGCCGCGCTTCCTGTTCGTGATCATGTCGCTCGACACCGCCTACACGGAGGAAACCTACGACCGGCGGGCGGCCGAGGCGGACTTCACCGCGTGCTCGGTGTGGGGCGTGTTCGAGCATGAGAAGGTGCGCAACGCGATGCTGCTCGATTGCTGGGAGGAACGGCTCGGCTTCCCGGAGTTGATCGAGCGCGTCAGGCGTGAGCGGGATGCGAGCTACGGGGATGCGGACGAGCCGTTGCTCCGTCCGCTCATCGACGTCGCGCATCGAGCGTCGCACCAGGGCCGAAAGGTCGACCTGCTGGTGATCGAAGAGAAAGGGTCGGGCATATCGCTGCGTCAGGCGCTCGCCAAGGAGGGCATCCTCACCCGGCCCTACAACCCCGGACGCGCCGACAAGCTGGCGCGGCTGCATCTGGTGTCGCCGATGTTCACGCACGGCCGCGTGTGGGCGGTCGAGAGCGACAAGATGCCCGGCCGCCCGCGCACGTGGGCCGACCCGCTCATCACGCAGGTGTGCTCGTTCGCGGGCGAAGGGTCGATCCCCTTCGACGATCTCATGGACTCAGCCGTGCAGGCGCTGCGCGTGATCATGGATGAGTTCTTGGGGCCGCTGACGTTCAAGCCGGCACCGCATGACAAGGGCTACGTGCCGCCGAAGGTGAACCCGTATGCACAGTGAGCCCGCGCCGACGGTCATCGGGAACGCGACGCTGTACTGCGGGGACGCGCTGCGCGTGCTGGCAGCACTGCCCGATGAATCCGTCGACTGCGCCATGACCGATCCGCCCTACTCATCGGGCGGCATGCTGCGCGGGGATCGCATTCAGGACGTACACACGAAGTACGTGAACAGCGACAGCGCCTCGGGGAACCTGCTGACAGGGTTCACCGGGGATAACCGCGACCAGATCGGCTACTGGTTCTGGACGGCGCTCTGGCTCGGCGAGCTGCGCCGCGTGCTCAAGCCGGGTGCCGTGGTCGGGCTGTTCACGGACTGGCGGCAGCTCCCGGTGACCACGTCGTCGTTGCAGGCTGGCGGCTTTGTCTGGCGCGGGATCATCCCGTGGCACAAGCCCGCCGCGCGCTGTCAGCAGGGGCGCTTCACGAACAACTGCGAGTACGTCGTGTGGGGCACGAACGGTCCGCGCGAGTTGGAGGGAAGCCCGCTGCCTGGCTTCTATTCGTGCAACGCGCCTCGCGGGGAGGATCGCGAGCACATCACGCAGAAGCCGGTGGAGCTGATGGCGCGTCTCATCAGCGTGACGCCGCCCGGCAGCGTTGTGATCGACCCGTTCATGGGCAGCGGCACGACCGGCGTGGCGTGCATGGACACCGGGCGCTTGTTCGTCGGCATCGAGCAAGAGCAGTCGCACTTCGCGACCGCGTGCGAGCGGTTGGACCAGACGCAGCGGCAGGTGCGGCTGTTCGATGGTGCGACCCCGCTGCGCCCGATGCAGGCGGACTTGGGATGGGAAGCCGCATGAGATGCTTGAAGTGATCCCGATCACGCTCCGCGAAGCGAGCGCCTACGTGGCGCAGCACCACCGGCATCACAAGCCGCCGCAGGGTGCGTTGTTCGCCGTGGCGGTGAGCGATGGCGCAGCGGTGCGCGGCGTTGCGGTGATCGGCAAGCCGGTCGCCCGAATGAACGATGACGGCTTCACCGTCGAGATCACGCGCTGTTGCACGGACGGCGCGCGCAATGCGTGCTCGATGCTCTACCGCACCGCGTGGCGCGCGGCGCGGGCGATGGGATATCGCCGCTGCATCACGTACACGCTCCCCGATGAGGGTGGCGCGAGCCTGCGCGGCGCCGGGTTCCGGTGCGTAGGGGAAGCCGGCGGCGGTTCGTGGTCTCGCACCATTCGCCCGCGCGTGGATGTTCACCCGCTGCAGGCGAAGTTGAGATGGGAGGTCGCATGAGCGCACAGCAGGAAGAAGTGCAAGGCGCGGTCGTAGAGCTCGACGAGGAGCAGGCCGACGTCGAGGAAACCCCGGAGGGCGGGGCGATCGTCCGCTTGGAGCAGGCAAACCAGGTCGGCGCGGAGGCGGACTTCTACGCCAACATCGTCGAGGAGTTCGACGAGCCGCTGCTGGACAAGTTGGCGCTCGACCTGTTGGAAAAAATCGACTACGACCGCAAGGCGCGGGAGAAGCACGACAAGAAGTACGAGGAAGGGATCAAGCGCACCGGGCTCGGCGATGAAGCGCCGGGCGGCGCGCAGTTCCAAGGGGCGAGCAAGACCGTCCACCCGATGCTCATGAAGGCATGCGTGGAGTTCGGCGCGCGCGAGATCAAAGAGCTGTTCCCGCCCTCCGGCCCGGTGAAGGACTTCATCGCCGGCACGCCCGACAAGAAGCGGGTCGAGAAAGCGCGGCGCATCTCGAAATACATGAACTGGCAGCTGACCAAGCAGATGAAGGAGGCGCGGTTCGAGGTTGAGCAGTGCCTGCCGCAGACGGCGCTTGGCGGCAGTCAGTACCTGATGATCGTCCACGACACGTTCAAGAACCGCCCGGTCCTCACGTTCGTGCAGAGCGGGCGCGTGCTGTTGCCGTTTGCGGCGTCCTCGCTGTACAGCTCCGAGCGCGTCACGTACATCGAGGACATCACCCGCGCCGAGTACGAGCGGCGCATCCGCGCGGGCATCTATCGGGACGTGGACGGGCTGCCGCCGGCACAGGTGCCCGAGCCGTCCGGATCGGTCAAGGCGAACCAGAAGGTCGAGGGCAAGCAGCCGAACCCGTACAACGAGGACGGCGTGCGCCGCGTGTATCGGGTGGCCGTGCATTCGGACATCGAGGCAGACGATGAGGACGATGACGACGACGATGACGCGGCCGAGGGAGATGCCCCGTACCTGATCTCGGTCGACGAGTCATCCCGGCGCGTCCTGGCCGTCGTGCGCAATTGGGAGCGCGATGACGATGCGCGCGAGGGCATGGACTGGATCATCGACATGCCGTTCGTGCCTTGGGACGGTGCGCAGTCGGTCGGCTTCGCGCACATGATCGGCTCACTCGCGGGATCGACGACCGGCATCGTGCGCGCGCTACTCGATGCGGCGCACACGAGCAATCTGCCCGGCATGGTCGGACTCAAGGGAATGAATATGTCGGGGCAGTCGCTGCAGATCGACCCGACGCAGATCACGCTGATCGAAGGAACGATGGGGCAGGATGACATCAGAAAGTTGCTGATGGCGCTGCCGTTCAATCCGCCGTCCGCCGTGCTGCTGCAGATGCTCGGCATCCTGACCGAGTACGGCGAGAGCGTCGTGCGGATGACGTTCGAGAGCTTGGCCGAAGCGAACCAGAACATGCCGGTCGGCACGACGCTCGCGCTGATCGAGCAGGGGCTGAAGGTCTACGGCTCGATCCATAGCCGCCTGCACGATGCGATGAGCCGGCTGCTTGCGATCCTGTACCGCATCAACCGGATGTATCTGACCGACGAGGAGGTCAAGTTCGACACGGGCGAGCACATCGTCTATCGCGCGGACTTCCAAGGGCCGATGGACGTGATTCCGGTCTCCGACCCGGAGATCTTCTCCGACATTCAGCGCTTCGCGCAGATGCAGGTGGTCGCGGATCGGGCGAAGGGCAACCCGCTCTACGATCAGCGCGCGGTCGAACTCATGATCCTGCAGCGGAGCAAGATCCCGGATGCCGAGCGCTTGCTGGTGCCGGTAGCGAAGCCGGACCGCATGAACGCGGTCGCCGAGAATGTCGCGGCCTCGATGGGCAAGCCGGTCGCCGCCTTCCCCGACCAGGACCACTTGGGCCATCTGCAGGCGCATCTGGACTACATGCAGTCCCCGGTGCTCGGCTACCTGCCGATCATTGCGCCGACGCTCATCCCGATCATGCTCGGGCACATCCGCGATCACATCGCGATGTGGTACGCGACGCACGTGTACGAGCAAGCGCGCGAGGCGGTGCAGAAAGCCGGCGTGTCCTTCGGCGGGGCGGGTGACATGGACGAGATCCTGAAGGACAAAGACCCGCGCACACGCGCCGAGGTCGACAAGTTGCTGGCGTCGCTGTCCCCGGATGCCGTGCAGGCGGCGGCACAGACGTTCCAGAAGGTGCCGCCGATCATCGAGCAGGCCATGCAGGTCATGCAGAAGTACGCGCCGCAGCCGCCCGCAGATCCGGCCGTGGCCGTGATGCGCGAGAAGACGCAGAGCGACGCGCAGGCCAAACAGGCACAGCTGCAGCAGCGCTCGCAGGAGACCGACAAGAAGTCGCAGACCGATCTCGCGAAGGAAACGCTGCGGCAGGATCGGGAGGACCGCCGGCTGGCGGCCGAGATCCAAGCCGAAGCCGCGGTCGAGGCCGAGCGGCAGCGGGCCGAGACCGCCCGCAAGCTGGTCGACGCCGAGACGCGGCAGGAGATCAACACCGCCGACAACGCCACCGCGCTGTCGATCGCCGAGGCCGAAGTGCTGGACAACCAGAAGATCGGCGTATCCACCGGGTCCGGGATCAATCCGCAGCCATGAAACACGAGAGCCGGCAAATGCTGACGACCCTGTTCACGAGCGCCGAGCGCGTTCAGAAGGAGTGGGACGAACTGTCCGTGCGGCTGGGGAAACTCGCCCGCTTCATGAACGGTCCGGACTTCACGGCGCTCAGCGTGAACGAGCAGGTGCGACTCAGGACGCAGCAGATCTTTATGCGTGAGTACGCGGCGGTTCTGCGGGCGCGCCTCGACAGCCATTTCGAGTGAGAGCCATGAACGACGACCGACGCTGGCGAATGACGGTGGACGATGCGGCAGGTGGCCTCGCCTTGGCGACAGTTCGCCGGGATGGGGAGATGGGCGACCTCTCATTTAATACGGCAGCGGGGCCACTGCTCACGCTGCGCGGGGACGGGCGCGTCTGGGTCAGCCCGGACGTACAGCCGGACGAAGCGGCCCGAGCGTTCCTCGAGGAGTTGCGGTCGGCGCTGCCGGCGTGGGTGGCGCAGGTGGGCGAGCGCCACACCCGCCCACTCCTTGAGCGGATCGGCCGCATGCAGATCACGGCGGATGACTGGGCGGCCACGCTGGTCCGGCAGCACGACGAGCTGGTCGAACTCCGCGCGCAACTTAGGCAGCTGCGTGAACAGGAGCCGCTGCACTTTGCAAATCGTGGCGGCGATGTTGCGCCATGAAGCCGGCACGCTCCGTCATCCCGAGCATCCGCCACCGGATGCCGACGATTGACCGGGACGATGCGTACCGGCAGATCGGGTACTTGGTGAAGAGAACGCTGCTACGTCGCGCGATTCGCGGCGCGCTGGAAGCGGCACAGCTGAAACGCGAACAGGAGACACGACCATGAGTGAATCAACCCGACAGCACTATCGGCTCGCGACGGGCAAGGGGCTGGAACCGGCACCCGGCGGCAAGACGACGCAGTGGAAGAAGGGCGGCAGTGTGCGCCGTCCGATTCCGCGCAAGTCGAGCGGACGGAAGCGGTAAGTGAGTCCGGACTTGGCGACCGGCCGTTGTGTCGCAAGACGGGTGCAGTAAGAATGTCTCGGAAGCGTAGATCATGTCTGCGCTAGAGCGCGCCATCGCAGTCATCAAAGACGAAATTGATGACTATCCCAAAGCGGCGCTGCTGAGAACGGAGGGCACGCAGTTCGACTTCGGTCGCGCGTGCGGATACCAGCAGGGGCTGCTCAGGGCACTCGAAATGCTTGAGCAGGCGATGGCAGAGGCGGATGAGCGCAGCAGCTTTTCAAAGAAAACCCCAAGTCGCGTATGACTACGCGTCGCTAGAGGAAGCCTTTCCCTCCGTTGACCCTGGCATGCGTCCCTTCGGGGAGCGCGTGCTGGTGCAGATCCGCACGCCGAAGACGAAGAGTGCCGGCGGCATCATCCTCCACGAAGAAACCCGCGAGACGGACAAGTGGAATGCGCAGGTGGCGAAAGTCATCGCGCTCGGTCCGCTCGCCTTCCACAACCGCGACACGATGCAGTCATGGCCCGAGGGCGCGTGGTGCGCCGTCGGTGCTTTCGTGCGCGTGCCGAAGTACGGCGGCGACCGTTTCGAAGTCCCGGTCGCAGGCCGTGCGGACAAAGCGCTGTTCGCGGTGTTCAAGGATCTCGAAATCATCGGCGAGGTGACCTGCGATCCGCTCGCGGTCATCGCCTTCATCTAAGGGGTGTGCATCGTGTCAGGTGCTGCACAGAGAAAAGACGACGACGAACTGGTGCCGGTGGGTCCGGGCGTTCCGGAGACGGAAGCCGAGGACGTACAGGAGAAGGGCACCGACCGCGAGAAGGGCGAAGCGGGCGAGCGCGAAGAGGACGACCGCCTCGCTCATGCCGAGGACGACGCCGACGAGCGCGCCGATGGCGACGGGCGCGCAGAGCGCAAGCATGAGACGTGGAAGGAGCGCAAGCAGCGGCAGCGGGTAGCGAAGGAACGCGACAAGCGCGAGCTGAACTTCTTGCGCCAGCGCATCGAGCAGGTCGAGCGCCGCAACATGGAACTGGAAGGCCGCACCTCGCGCAGCGAGGTCGCCGCCATCGACAGCCGCATTGGTCAGCTGGAAACGCACATCGCGACCGCCGACCAGGTCATCGCCGAAGCGATCAAGCAGCAGAAGGGCGACGACGCAGTCGAGGCGACCCGCATCCGCGATCAGCTGCGCGATCAACTCGCGCAACTGAAGGGCGTGAAGCAGGCGGCGTCGCAGACGGCACCGTCCGCGCCGCGCATTGATCCGGCGATCGAAGCGAACGCCAACGCGTGGCTTTCGCAGCATGAGTGGTTCGACCCGCGCGGTACGGATGAGGACTCGCAGATCGTGAAGGCAATCGACAACGCCGTGAAGGCGGAAGGCTTCGATCCGGCGAGCCGCGATTACTGGCAGGAACTGACGCGCCGAGTACGGCGCCGGCTGCCGGATCGCTTCACGTCGAAGCGCGCCGCCGACGATGACGTCGATGACCTCGATCCGGACGTCGATGACAGGCCGAGCGGGAAGAACGGCAACCACGGCGCCGGTGGCCCGCGCTTTTCCAGCGGCGGCCGTGAGCGGTCGCTCCGCAAGAACGAAGTGTATGTGAGCCCGGAACGCGTGAGTGCCATGAAGGAGCTCGGCGTCTGGGACGACCCTGTGCTGCGCAAGCGGTATCTGACCGCCTACAAGCGCTGGGACGAAGAGAACCGACAAGCCGCGCACTGAAGACGAGGGCGTGATGGAAAGTCCATTGCAAGATTCGAGGCTGAAGCGATCGACCGGCGAGACGCGCGCGGAACGTGCCATGCGAGATCGGCACGTGACGCAGGACCGCGAGCTGACGGAAGCGACCCGGCTTGAAGCCTTCCGCAAGTCATTGTTTCAGTCCGCACTGCCGGACCTTCCGACACAACCGGGTTGGCACTACTGCTGGTTGACCACGACCAATCCGCGCGATCCGATCCATCGCCGTCTGACATGGGGCTACGAACTGCTGAAGGCAGCTGAGGTGCCCGGCTTTGAGAGCCTTGCCATGAAGGGCGGCGAGTTCGCCGGCTGCGTCTCCGTGAACGAGATGATCGCAGCCAAGATTCCCGATGAGCTGTATCAGCAACTCATGCTCGAAGTGCATCACTACCAGCCGCTACAGGAAGAGGAGCGACTGAAGGCGAACGCCGAGCTATTGCAGCAGCAGGCACGGGACAAGGGCGCGGACATTCTGATCGAGGAAGGTACGGCGGAGCTGGGCAGGGTGCCTGTCACTCCGACCTTCGTGTAACGACGAACGAATGAGTGACAGGGAAAAGGAACCGCTTATGAGGCATTCCCATGTCACAAGTCTTCGCTCCCTACGGGCTGCTTCCCGCGTGGCACCCGTCCGGCATTCTCCGGCCGATGGCCGGCACGATCCTGTCCGGCTACGCAACGTGGATCTACCAGAACGCACCGGTAGCCATCGCGGCTGACGGCACGATCACCGCCGCCGCCGCTGGCGCGCGCGCGATCGGCACGTTCGAAGGCGTCGAGTGGACCGGCACGGACGGGCGCCGCCACGTCGACAACAAATGGACGGCGGGCACGCTCGGCTCCGACATCGTCGCCTACTACTCGTTCGACAACGTCATCACCTACCAGATCCAAGCGTCGGCACCGCTCAACGTCTCGGACATCGGTAGCCAAGCGGACTGGACGGCGAACGGCAACGCCAACGGCAACCAGACGACGGGCATTTCGACCGTCGCGCTCGATGTCGCGACGCTGACGAACGCCGGCAACGCCGGCCTTCGCATCGTCGGTCTCGCTCCCTACCCGGACAACGCGTGGGGTGACGCTTTCACCATCGTCTACGTGCAGATCAGCGAACAGCAGAACACTGCTGATCGGGCTGCCTACTAATCGGAGGACACGAACATGGCAGTCCCTATGCGATCAACGGACTTCAAGTCCATCGTCGAGCCGATCCTCAACGAGTGCTTCGACGGCATCTACACGCAACGCGCGGACGAATGGAAACAGGCGTTCCGGGAAGAGACCGGCATCCCGCGCAACTATCACGAGGAGCCGGTGCTGTACGGATTCGGCGCTGCTCCGGAAATCCCGGACGGTGCGCCGATCACGTATCAGTCCGGCGGCGTGCTGTTCATCAAGCGGTACGTCTACAAGGTCTACGGCCTCGCCTATGCACTGACAAAGGTGCTGGTGGAAGACGGCGACCACATCCGCATCGGCAAGGTGTATTCGGAGCACCTGGCGCAATCGCAGATCGAGACCAAGGAGACGCTGGCGGCGAACGTGTTCAACCGCGCGTTCAATCCAGCGTTTCCCGGCGGCGATGGTGTGGCGCTGATTTCTCCGAACCACCCGATCGTCAGCGGGGTGTTCAGCAATCAGCTCAACATCGCGGCTGCGCTCTCGCAGACCTCGCTTGAGCAGATGCTGATCCAGATCCGCAACGCGGTCGACAACAACGGCAAGCGCATCCGACTGACCCCGAAGAAGATCGCGGGCGGACCGTCGCAGATTTTCCAAGCGGAAGTTCTGCTGAAGTCCGTGCTGCGCGCGGGAACGGCGAACAACGACATCAACCCCGTGAAGTCGATGGGGCTGCTCGCCGACGGTCAGGCGAACCTGTCACGCATTCTGTCGACGACGGCATGGTGGGTGCTCGCGGATGCGCCGCAGGGACTCAAGGTGATGAAGCGTCGAGGCGTCGAGCGCCGCATGGAGGGCGACTTCGAGACGAACTCGATGCGCTACGGCACCGACGAGCGCTACGACATCGGCTGGACCGACCCGCGCGCCGCGTGGGGCACTCCCGGCCTGTAACCATCAAGGCGGGGGTCGTTGCTCGACCCCCGCCGCCTGTTTTCGGGAGAGACGTTCATGCCACTCGACAATCTCATTACGCGGTTCGCAAACGGCGTCGCGACCGCAGGCGACAGCGCCGGCTTCAACAACATGAAGGTGCCGGACCCGAGCATCTATCACTGGTTTTTTGAGGACTTCGATCAGTACACCGCCGCGCAGTGGGTGACGGGGGGCGTCGGCGCGCCCGTCGCACCGGTGCTGGTGTCCGGGGATGGCGGCATCATTCAGCTCGCCAACTCGGTGGCCAATGGCGACAACAACTGGCTCCAACAGGCGCAGACCGCGTGGTCGATCACTGCCGGCAAGCGTCTGTTCTTCCGCGCGCGCGCGGCTCTGAATGCCGTGACGTTCGGCTCGGTCGCGCTCGGCCTGCAGGTGGCGGTGGCGGCCAACAACTTCCTGACGCCCGTCAACGGTGTGTTTCTGCGCAAGAGCGCAAGCAATGCCGGCATGGAACTGGTGGTCCGTACCGCTGGGGTCGAGACGGCGTCTGGCTCGATTGGCGATTACACCGGCGGAATCGTGGACGTGTTCTTCGTGTACGACGGCCAAGGAACCGTCATCGCCGGTGCCAACAACCAACCGTTGGCGTCGGTGACGCCGGCAGCGTTCACCGGAGTACCACTCAGCATCGTCGTGGGCGTGCAGAACACGTCGGCGGCCTCCCGTGTCTTGGCCGTCGACCAGATTTTCTGCGCGAAGGAACGGTGATCGGTCATGCGTTCCGTGCGAATTACGGGCGTCACGGGGACTTCGGCGTGGGTGCCGATCGACACCTATTCACCGGCCCAGTGCAACGCTCGCGTGTCAGGCGCGGGCAACGGCATTGAGTTCACGCTTGACAACGTGTTCGATACGTCCATCGCTCCTATCGTGATTGCGGCAACGCTCATCGATCAGGGCGCGATCCTGCCGCAAGGCGCGCGCGCCGTGCGCGGGACGACGATGGCCCCCGCTGACATTCTCACGGTCTCGCAGCAAGGGATCATGTAGAGGGCGCGCACATGAAAGGTTTCAAGACGGTCAAAGAGTTCACCTACCCGCGCGAGAAGGGGTTCACCGGCTCCGCCGGTCTCACCCCGGTGCGCGGCTACATGCGCGGCGGCAAGATCGAGCGCGCTTCCGTCTCGGATGGGAACGCCGGCACGCTACGTGATGATCCGGTGACCGAGGTCGACCGCTCGCCGCTCGGCGGGCGCACGGAACTGCGGCCCGGCTACGCTAAGGGCGGGCGCAACTTCATTGCCGGCGCGATCAAGAAGCCCGGCGCGTTGCGCAAGAGTCTCGGCGTGAAAGCGGGCGACAAGATCCCGGCCGGCAAACTTGCGGCAGCTGCAGAGAAGCCGGGCAAGGTCGGGCGACGCGCGCGGCTCGCGCAGACGCTGCGCAAGATGAACCGCGCCGAAGGCGGCAAGGTCAAGAAGGACACCAAGGTTGCCGACGACGACCGCTCGTTCTTGGAGAAGTTGCTCGGCACCGGGACGGCGGGCAAGACCGGCGAAAAACTCGCGGGTCGTCGCCGGCAGATCGACGATGCCGTGGACGCCGCCGAGCGCGGCTATGCGAAGGGCGGCGAGACCAGGCGCACCGCGCGGCGCTACGGCGCGTTCGCGCGTAATCCGCTCATCGGCAAATGAGGTAGCATTCGGCACGGCTGAGTCGCAGGATAAGTCCGGACTCTGATTTCACACTTCGGGCGCGCTGAATCTGTGCGCCACGCAAACTGCAGAGGCATGCGTGGCGACGTCGGGTTCAGTCTCACAAACGGTTTTCACGACGCGCAAGGTCATCGACCATGCGTTCCGTCGCTGCAAGCTGCCCGCGCAGGCGATCACCGTCGAGATGATCGACGTCGCGCGGGATCTCCTGTTCCTGCAACTCTCCGAGCTCCAGAACAAAGGACTGCCGCTCTGGCGCATTGAGAAGCAGATCCTCGGGATCTACCAAGGCAGCAACGCGTTCGACCTCGACGTCGGCACGGTGGACGTGCTGAACGCGAACCTGCGCACGCTCCAGCGGATTCTCGGGGAGCCGTCATCGTCCGAAGGCGATGCGGCGCTCGCGTTCGATGGCGACCCGTACACGGCCTGCACGCAGATCGCGCCCGGCGGGACGATCACCGTCGAGTACGCGGGACCGACGCCGTTGTCCAATTTCGGCATCCTGCCGAACGCAAACGGCACGTGGAACTTCCGCATCCAGACCTCCGCCGATGGCGTGACCTGGTTCGATGTGTACGTGAACGCGGCCTACGCAGCGCTGAAGGGGCGCTGGCTGTGGATCGACCGCGATCAGCTCATCAACACAGAAGAGAGCGCGTCGCTTAACGACATCCTGTTCTGCCGCATTCAGGCGACCGCGCCAACCGTGCTCGATGTGGCCGAGTTCGTCACGGCGAACACGCCGAACGAGATCCCGCTCGCGCGCATCAATCGCGACGACTGGGTCAACTTGCCCGACAAGGTGTTTCAGGGGCGCCCGGTGCAGTTCTGGCTGGATCGTCAGCGCGACCGGCAGGTGATGCGTATCTGGCCGGCGGCCGACGATGCATCGGACTTCCGGCAGATCGTCGCGTGGTGCCAGATGTACGTTCAGGACGTCGGCACACTCACGCAGACGCTGGACATTCCGCAGCGTTGGTACAACGCGATCGTGTTCGATCTGGCGTGGCGCGTGGCGATGGAAACGCCGGACGTGAAGACCGAACTCGTGCCGCTGCTCAAAGCGCAAGCGGATGAGGCGATGCGCGCCGCGTGGAACGAAGAGGTCGACGCGAGTCCGATCTACCTTCGGCCGAACTTCTCGGCGTACACGGCTTGAGGAAGACGCATGCCCATCTTCCTTGATCCGACCGGACGCACCACCTACGGCATCGGTGTCTGCGACCGCTGCCACTTCAAGTTCTTCCTCGACGAACTGTTCAGCGATCCGAATTCGCCGGGGCTCAAGGTCTGCATCGACGACTTGGACCAGTACGACCCGTACCGCCTGCCGGCGCGGCAGAGCGAGCGGATCGACCTGCCGTTCGTGCGCCCCGACGTGCCGCTCACCGATCACGCAGCGCCCGTGACGCCGGTCCGGGCGACCGAGGACCAGGCTGTGCGCGACACCGAGGATGACGAGATCCGCGAGCCGTCCGGCTGGACGGTGCCGCCGTGAGCGTCTTCGTCGAGCGGTTCGTCAAGATTCCGGAGTTGCCGCCAGCGACCACGCCGCTCACCGGCGCTGAGTTGTTCGAAGCCGTGCAGGGCAGCGTGAGCGTGCGGCTCACAGCGGCCGACCTGGTTGCCCCGGTCATCGCGCTCAACCTGCAGGCGGCACCGCTTGCCGCCGGGGCCAACAACGATTTCGCGCTCGCCGTCTTCGTCGGCTTTCTGGACTTGGACACGACAGCCGGCGCGGCGCAGCTCACCGGGATGTTCGCGCAGTTCAACGGGCAGGTCGTCACGATCAGCAACACCGGCCCGAACCTGCTGACGCTATCGGCGAACAGCGGCCTGTCCTTTCCCGCAAATCGCTTTCGCCTGCCCGCAAACGTCGGCGTCGTCGCGAACGGCAGCTACACGCTTCGCTACTGCGCGCCCCTCTCTCAATGGTTGGCACTCTCATGAAGAAACTCATCTCGGCCTTGCTCCCGCTGCTGCTCGCGTTCGCGGCTCATGCGCAAACGGCCTATCCGCTGTTCCAGCCGTCCGACGGCATCATGGTCGGCGACGTCAATACTTACGTGACAACGTCGGCGGCTGCGAGCGATGTCATTTCGCTGTGGGGTGGCACGTGCAACGCGAGCGCGTTCCTGCGTGGAGACGGCAGTTGCGGAGTGCCGCCGGGCACGGGCGTGACGAGCGTGGGATTGTCAGCGCCGTCAGTATTCAGTGTGACCGGATCGCCGATCACAACGAGCGGAACGCTCGCGCTTGCGTTCGCATCCGGGCAGCCCGCTAACCAATTTCTCGCAACGCCGAATGGTTCGAGCGGCGCGCTCGGGCTGCGCGCCATCGTTGCGGGCGATCTGCCACTGATCAGTCTGACAAGCGGCGTGACGGGCACGCTGCCGGTTGCGAACGGCGGCACGGGCGCGACGACACTCACGGGCGTTCTGCGCGGCAACGGCACGTCCCCATTCACCTCGGCCGCTAGCGCGGACGTGATCAGCCTGTGGTCAGGCACGTGCAACGCCTCCTCGTTCTTGCGCGGTGACGGTGCATGCGCGAGTCCCGCCGGCGGCACGCCTGCCGGTCCGAATCAGTCGGTGCAATTCAACAATAGCGGTGCGTTTGGCGGCGATGCAGATCTACTGTGGGACAGCGCCGCCAACACACTCACACTGGCCACGGGGTCTGCTATCCAACCGGCGTCCGGTGGCAGTCTCGCGATCGGTCAGAGCGCCGGCAATTCCTCGTTGACGCTGCGCGCGGCAGGCGGTTCCAACCTGCTCTTTCAGACGAACGGAACGACTCGGCTCACGATGAATGCATCGGGCGCGTGGCTCATCGGTGGCACCGAGGGCACCGCCGGGCAGGTGCTCACATCGAGCGGCGTGGGTGCCGCGCCGACGTGGGCCGCAGCCGGCGGGGGCGGAAGCCCAGGCGGCTCAGACACCGCCGTACAGTTCAACGACGCAGGCGTATTCGGCGGGCAAAGCACGCTGTTCACGTTTGACAAGACAACGAACATGGTCGGGGTCGGATCTACCGCCAACACTGGGATCGTTCAAGGTCGGAACAACCCGAGCACCGGCAACGGTGGAGCGCTGAGAGTTGCGGGCGGCGATGGCGGCAGCAACGGTTCCGGCGGATTCATAACTGTAAGAGGCGGCGCGGGCAACGGTGCCGGCAACAACGGCGGCGGCGTAATTGTAGCCGGCGGCATCCCGGCCGATGGAAACGGCGGGTCGATAGCTCTCAGCGGACAAAGCGGGGTGGGCACCAGCCGAACTGGCAGCGCAATTTCTCTTTCGGGTGGCGACTCTACGAACGCGGTTGCGGGCGGTGCGATCACTGCAGATGCGGGCCGAGGCGGTGCTACAGGAAACGGCGGACTGTTGACGCTGACTGCCGGGCAAGGCGGAACGACATCCGGTGATGGCGGTCTCGCGACTCTGCGCGGTGGATCAGCGGGAGCAAACGGGGCCGGTGGCGGTGTAGCCATCACTGGCCGCAACGCTGCGGGAACTGCGCAGGTCGGCGGCAGCATCAGCATAACCGCGGGCAACGGCATCACGTCAGGTGCGGCCGGTAACGTAACGATCACTGCCGGATCTTCTCCGTCTGGCACGGATGGTTCCGTCAGCATCGCGACGAATGCGGCGAGCACTCGTCTTACGATTGACGGGACCGGCGCATGGCTGATGGCGGGAACTACGCCCGGCGCTGCAACGAACGTTCTCACGTCGAACGGTGCGGGAGCTGCGCCGACGTGGCAGGCGGTTCCTGCAACCGCGCCCGGCGGCTCGACCACTCAGGTTCAGTTCAACAACGCCGGCGCATTCGGCGGCGACGCCGGCATGACCTACAACTCCGGTACGGATACTTTGAGTATCGGTACTGTCACGGCTGCAACCGCAATCACGGTCGCCGGGCAAAACGTCTGCCAAGCGAACGGCACGAACTGCCCCGCCGCGGCATCGAACATCGTTTGCACTACCTCCTGCGATATCTCGACACTGACGGTCGGCAACTTCGCAACGGTCTACAAGACCGCAGCCACGTCGAGGAACAGCACGACGACTCCGGCCGATGATCCAGACTTGATCTTTACGAACGCGCCAAACGGCGCGACGTACATCATGGATGCGTTCATCAACTGGGATCAGAACGGTGCAACGACGAACGGCATCACGTTGCGACCCATCGCTGGTTCCGTAACAACTCAGAACCGGCTGTGCACTACGGCGGCGAATACATCGTCGGCGAATATCTCCCCGCAATCGAACGGCAACAACCCGAACGCCGACCTTATCTTTACGGCTAGCGGCGGTGGCGGAACGCTGCGTGTGGCGACTTGCAACGCGAGCTTCACGACCTTCGCAGCGGCCGCCTCATTCGCATTCCAATGGGCGCAGGCGGCTTCGGTAGCCACCAACACCGACGTCAACGCCGGATCGTGGTATCGAGTGCAGAGGGTCCAGTGATGGACCACGCCGCCATGATCGGAGATCAGTAAATGGCGCAGGCGATGACATTCACATCGCTCAAGGAGGACATCCGCCGTTATCTGGAGCGCGGGTCGCCGCCGGACACGCAGGTGTTCGAGCAGATCCCGCGCCTGATCGCGCTCGCCGAGCGCGCTATCGCCGAGGACTTGAAGATTCAGGGCTTCATCGAAGTCCTGACGCAGAACCTGCAGCCCGGCGTGTCGGTGTATCAGAAGCCGGACCGCTGGCGCGACACGGTCTCGATGCAGTTCGGCACCGGACTCACGCTCAACACGCGCACACCGTTGTTCGCGCGTGCGTATGAGTATTGCCGCGCATATTGGCCCGACTCCGCCGAACGGTCGGTGCCCGAGTTCTACGCGGACTACGACTACTACCACTGGCTGATCGTGCCGACGCCGGACGCTGCCTATCCGTGGGAGATCAGCGTGTATCAGCAACCCGCGCTGCTCGATGACGTGAACCAGACGAACTGGTTGACCGATTACATGCCGAACGCGCTGCTGTATCGGTCGCTGGTGGAGTCCGAGCCGTTCTTGAAGGAAGACGAGCGCATCAACATCTGGCGCGAGCTGTACCAGGAACGCATCGGTGCCGTGAACGTGCAGGACTTGAAGAAGATCGTTGATCGCTCGACGGCGAGGACGGAAGCATGAGTTGGGTGCAAGTCTTCGGCGGTCAGACGGTCTATCCCGCACAGCTCACGTATCTGCCGTTGGCGCTGTCGACGGATGTGACGCTCGAGTGGCCCGTTGAGCAGGCAATGCCCGGCGCTCTCGTCTTTGCCGACATCATTGACGTGGACGCGAGCGCTCCGGGACTTTCGATCACGTTGCCGGCGGCGGACGAAGGATCGAACGGCGCGGCCACGCTGATCAACAATCTGGGGGCGAACACTGTCACGGTGCGCAACGCTATCGGCGGGACAGTGCTGTCGCTTCCGTCCGGCACGGCGTGGGAAGTCTACCTTGCCGACAACACGACGCCGGCGGGCGTGTGGCGCACGTTCCAGTTCGGCGCGTCAGTCTCGGTCGTTAACGCCGCCGCGCTCGCCGGTGCCGGGCTCAAGGCGATCGGCTCGACCCTCAACCAGTCGATGCCGTCGCGTCCGTTCTCCGTCAACTACGTGGTCGTCGATTCTGATCGAGCGCAGGCGCTGGTGTGGACCGGAGGTCTCGGGCTGTTCACGCTGCCGGCACCCGGCGCGGTGGGATCGGATTGGTTCATTGGCGTGCGCAATTCCGGGAGCGGCGATCTTTCCGTGACGCCGCCCGGCGGCGTACTGATTGACGGCGCGGCATCGAAGACGTTCCCGCCGACAGCGTCGGCGTTTATCGTCTGTGATGGCGCTAGCTACTTCACGCTCGGCTTCGGATCGGGCGCAGGCGGTGCCGGCAGCGGCTTCGATTTCGTGACGATTGACGTGGCCGGGGCCGGCAACTTCGTGCTGGCCGGTGCGCAGCTCAACCGTATCGGCTATCAGTTCATCGGCGTGCTCACCGGTACGCGGAACATCATCGTTCCGAATACGACGCAGGAGTATTGGGTGACGAACTCAACGACCGGTGCGTTCTCGCTGTTCGTCAAGACGGTCGCGCAAGTCCCCGGCGTCGAGGTGTTGCAGACGCAGCGAAATATCCTCTACTGCGACGGCACCAACGTCGTCCCGGCAGAGTCATCGAGTGTGTCGTTCCCGATTGCCATCAACCAGGGCGGCACCGGCGCGACTACGGCGACGAACGCGCTGATCAATCTCGGCGGCACCGCAGTCGGCCGCGCGGTGTTCACGGCGGTCGATCAGGCAGCTGCGCGTGCGGCGATGAGTGCGGTGCCGACGTCGCGGGCGATCAATACGGGTGCCGGCTTGACCGGCGGCGGGGATCTCACGGCGGACCGCACCCTTGCGCTCGCAGCGAACATCCCGACGTTCGAACAAGGTTCCTATGTTGGGAGTTTCACTGGATTCACGGCGGCGCAGAACCACACGATTCACTACTGCCGCGTTGGCAACATCGTGCTGCTCGCCGTCGATCAGTTCGCAGGAACGAGCAACTCGACGTCCTTCGCCGAGAACAGCGGCAACATGCCGGTGTCCATCAGGCCATCGGATACCGTCGAGACCAACGTGTTCTCCGCTACCGACAGCGGGGCCGGTGCCGTGGCAAGTGCCCGGATTGCGACGAACGGCAATATGACCTTCTTTCGCTGGTCCGGCTCTGGCAGCTGGTTCAACGCCGGGTCGAAGGGCATCAGCGGAGTGCCGTCCGCTGCCTTGGTCTCAATGACATACATCATCGGGACGTGAAGCAATGGCGACGCGCCCCGTTCCAATCCGCTCACTCCCCGGCATCAAGCGCGACGGCACGCTGTTCGAAGGGCAGAACTACGTCGACGCGCTCTGGTGCCGATTCCAGCGCGGCCTGCCGCGCAAGATCGGCGGCTATCGCGCGGTCACCTCGACGATTCCCGAGATCGCGCGCGGCATGGGGTCGTTCTCATCGAACGGCACGCAATTCCTATATATGGGCGGGGCCACGACGCTGACGCAGGTGCAGGTCGACTCGCAGGGGCTGTTGCTCGCACAGGCGGATCGCACGCCCGCTGGGTTCGCCGGTAATCCCGACAACCTGTGGCAGTTCGACACGATGTACAACAGCGTGACCACGCAGACCAGCGTCATCGCACACGCTGCGCCGAATCTGTCGAACATCGACAACACGGCGGTCGCGCCGATCTATGCGGGCGACGCCATCGGCACCGCTGTGCTCACGGATCTCGGCGTGGCCGGGGAGAGCGGCGGGATCTGCGTCGTGCCGCCGTTCCTGTTCAAGTTCGGAACGAACGGGCACATCGCGTGGTCGGCTGCCAACGATCCCGCCACCTTCAATCCGGCCGACGAGGCATTCATCGCGAACGGCAGCAAGCTCGTGTGCGGTTCGCGCATGCGCGGCGGCAACGCGCCGTCGGCGCTGTTCTGGAGCACCGACTCACTAGAGCGCGCGAACTTCACAGGAGTGGCGTCGCCGCTGTGGGACTTCGACACGATGGCGGGGGAGTCGTCGATCCTGTCCGCGCAAGGCGTCGTCGAGAATGACGGCCTGTTCTTCTGGCCCGGAGTCGATCGGTTCCTGATGTTCAACGGTGTCGTGCGCGAAGTGCCGAACAACCTGAACATCAACTGGTTCTACGACAACGTCAACTTCGCGCAGCGCCAGAAGGTGTTCGGCATCAAGATCCCGCGCTGGGGCGAAATCTGGTGGCTGTTCCCGTTCGGCAACGCAACCGAATGCACGCACGCCATCATCTACAACCTACGTGAAGAGTTGTGGTACGACACGGCATTGCCCGCGAGCGGTCGAAGCACCGGCATCTTCGCGAAGGTCTACGCCAAGCCGTTCATGGTCGACCGCGCGCTTGACCCGCTGACCAGTCAGTACACGCTCTGGCAGCACGAAACCGGAACCGATGCGATCAACGGGTCATCAGTGCAGCCGATCCCGTCGTACTTCGAAACGGCGGAGATGTCCGCCGTCGAGCAGGGCACTGACAAGGCACTGCACACGGATTGGATCGAGCCGGACTTCGTGCAGGCGGGCGACATGACGGTCGTCGTCTCGGGACGCTCCAACCCGCGCGCGCCCGATATCGCAAGTGCTCCGAAGACGTTCCCGGCGACCGCGACCGTCACCGAGCAACAGACCGTCCCCGTGAAGGAAACCCGGCGCCTGCTGCGCTTTCGCTTCCAGTCGAACGTGGCCGGCGGCAACTACGAGATGGGGCAGCCGCTCGCGCACGTGGACACCGGCACGGGGAGGAAGACGACGTGATCGATCCGCGCTTTCTCACCGTCCGCGAGTGGACCGATGCCATGACGGTCGATCTCGATACTTACGGGCCGCTGCCGCGTCTCGATGACGACGAGAAGTGGCGCGACTGGGCGGTTGCGGTGATCACGTTGCCGGGGATCTCGGTGTTCAGCCCGCCGAGTCCTGTGGAGTTCGATGACTGGAGAACATGGGCCGACCGATTCAACCAGGCAGTGCCGCTATGAAACCGATGATCTCGGGCATCCTGTCTCAGCTGCAGCGATTGCCCGGCAAGCAGCCGCAACGGATGCCGGGCGGTCCGATGAAGCCACCTCGGATCATGCCGAGCGGTCCGATGAAGCCACCTCGGATCATGCCGAGCGGTCCGATCAAGCCGGGCGCGCTGACGCGAACACCGCCGGCCATCGCGGATTACTACTCATACGGCGCACCGCCGATGGGCGTTGCGCCGCCTCAGATGGGCATCCCGATGGTTGCGCCGCGGATGGGCATTCCGACTGTACCGCGCCCCGTGATGGCCGCGCGTCGCGGCGGTGCGCTGAGCGAGGTGTCATCGCAATTCGTGCGCGGTCCGGGAACGGGCAGATCCGATGCGATCCCGGCGCGGCTGAGCAACGGTGAGTACATCCTTGACGCCGAAACCGTGGCGCTGCTCGGCGATGGGAGCTCGGACGCTGGCGCGCGCCGGTTGGACGAGATGCGCCGGTTAATCCGCCAGCACAAGGGCAAGACGCTGGCGAAGGGTAAGTTCAGTCCGGACGCGAAGCGGCCGATGAGCTACCTGCGGAAGTGATGGTAGAGTTCCGGTCGTCTCGACCGGGGGAAAGACCGAGCGAGTGCGCTGTTACCTGCGCGCTGCAGTTGCTGAGGAACTGTGGGAAGCAGGTATGGGCATTTTCGACTTTCTGACCGATCCGTCCAAAGTCCAGACGACGTCGTCGACGTCGACCGATCTGCCGGACTGGTTCGAGCAATACATTCAGAACCTCGCGTCGGTCGGCGGCCAGCTCGCGTCGCAGCCGTACCCGACCTATCCCGGCCCGCGTCTCGCGCCATTCAATCCAGCGCAGCAGCGCGCGTTCGACTTGACGCAGCAGGGTGTCGGCGCGTGGCAACCTGGCATCGACCAGGCAGTCAACACGACGGCGCAAGCGACGAACTTGGGGCCGTTGTCGACGGCGGATCTGTTCGCCGGCGCATCGCGCACGTTTCCGGGCGCGGTCTCGGAGTATCTGAATCCGTACTCGGAGAACGTCATCAACCGCGCGAGCGAACTCGCCGGCCGCTCGTTCCGCGAACAGATCGCGCCCGAGATCGAGAACCGCTTCATCGGCGCGGGGCAGTTCGGATCGGCTGGCATGCGTCAGACGATGGACCGCGCGGCGCGCGATCTCACCGAGGGCTTGCAGTCGCAAGCCGCGGCGCAGCTCGCACAGGGATACGACACGGCCGGTCGGATGTTCGGCGAGGACACCTCGCGTCTCGCGGGTTTGGCAAGCAGCGCCGGGCAACTCGGACTGCAAGGCGGACAGCAACTCGGCACATTGTCCGAGCTCGCGCAGCGGCTGCGCGCCGGGGACGCGGCAGGGTTGCAGGCGATCGGCGCGCAGCAGCAGGGACAGAACCAAGCATCGCTCGATCTTGGGTACGAGGACTTCCAACGACAGCGCGACTATCCGTGGCAGCAGCTCGACCGGCTGTCGGGTCTCATTCGCGGCATCCCGACGCAGCAAACAACGACCACCAACACCAGCGAGCCCGGCCCGAGCAATCTGCAGCAGGGCTTGTCGCTCCTGTCCGGCATCTATGGTCTCGGCAAGGAGTTCGACTGGTGGGGCAAGGCTCGCGGCGGTGCGGTGCGCTCCTACCAGGAAGGCGGTGCCGTTGATGAGTTCGCGGACGATGAGTTCGTGTATCCGGACGGCGACGTCGGCGCTCTCAGTGCGCTCGAGGAGGAGGAGCCCAAGGCCGTCACGCCGACGGACTTTGCGTCGCAGGTGCTGACAGGCTACCCGGCGGAAATGGAAAAGATCGAGGCGCAGCAGTCCGCACTTGAGAAGCAGGTGGCCGAACGGACCGAGAGCGCGCGCAAGGTGCTGCAGGAAGCGCGGGCCGGGGTACTTGCCAGACGAAACGCTGCATCGAACCCGTGGCTCGCCGTATCGGGGGCACTGGGCGCGCCGACGAAGACGGGTCTTCTGTCGGAGGCGATGGGGAATGTCAGCCGCGCGATTGGAGAGAACAGCGCGCAGCGCGAAGGGTTCGAGCAGCAGCGGCAGCGGGAACTCCTCGGCATTGATTCGCAGCTCTCTGAGGTGGACAAGCAGGCGCTCGAACAGCAGCGCCGGCTCTTGGAAATGCGCCGACGGCAGCAGCAGGAGCTCGCGGTGCGCGCGATGGCCGCGAAGCGCGGTCCGGCGGCTGGCGGCGGAATCGGGAACTACAATCCCGGTGACTTCACGCCCGAGTCTTGGGCCAAGTTCTTCGCGAGCGGATACACGGACCCGTCCGTACTTGTTCGCTATGCGGCGCCGCAGATTGCTCTCATCGGCAAGGTGCCGACGATGGTGGGGCGCACCGGCGCGGGCGGCGATACGTCGGCGCTGTCAACGCTTGAGCGGGAAGCCGAGGGCGCGGCGACGGTCGCGGGCGCAGAAGCCGGCGCGAAGGCGCGGGCGCAGTCGGCCGCCGAGATTCAGAACGCGATTCAGAAGAAGGGCGCGGACGCGCGCTCGGTGCTGGGCGCGCTCGATCTCGCCGAACCGCTGATCGACGTCGCAACCGGCAGCATGACCGGCAACGCCGCAGACAAGATCGCCGGTGCCTTCGGCAAGTCTTTGAGCGGTGCCGAGGCCATCGCGCAGCTCAAGATCATCCAAGTGGGCCTCATGATGAACATGCCGCGCATGGAAGGCCCGCAATCGGATCGCGACACGAAACTCTACGCCGAGGCGGCCGGGCAGATCGGCGATCCGAATGTGCCGCGCGGCGTCAAGCGCGCCGCCGTCACCATGATCCGCGCGCTGAACGAGAAGTACGCCGAACGCGCGGCCGACGCACAGAACGCCGCGTCGCCCGCGCAAGGCGCGCCGCCCGCTGCGGCTGGGGGCGGTGAACTTCAGTACATTCCCGGCAAAGGACTGCAGAGGTAACAGCCAATGCCTCGCGTAAACATTCAGGGCGTCGGCCCGGTCAACTTCCCCGACGAGATGAGCGCAGAGGAAATCACGCGCGTCATCGAGACCGAGATTCTTCCGCAGGCCCGCGAGCGGCAACGAGCGGAGCGCATCGATGCGCTGAAACGCAGCGATCCGGGTCAGTACGATCCGGACTCGCCCGAATACAAGGCGCGCTTCGGCGCGACCTCGGGCATGTCAACGCTCGACAAGGTTCGCGCGAATTTCGGCGCGGGCATGATGGATCTGTATGTCGGTGCCAAGCAGCTGCTCACGCCTGAGAGCCGCGGCGTCAAGTCCTTGGTGACGGGGCGCACGGACATCGAACAGGAGATCGCCGACAAGCGCAAGCGCGATGAGGAGTTGGCTAACTCGATCACGGGCGGCAAGGCACTGCAGATCGCCGGCAGCGTAGCGCCGACGCTCGCGATCCCTGGCGGTGCCGTCGTGCGCGGCGTGAGTCTCATTCCACGCCTCGGCACGCTCGCCACGGGACTCGGCATCGGTTCGCGCGTGCTGCCGACGATGATGGCCGAAGGTTCCGTCTTGGGCGGCGCGTTCGGTGCGCTACAGCCGACCGACAAGGGAGAGAGCACGCTCGCAAATATGGGCGGCGGCGCGTTGCTCGGTCTTGGCGTGCCGCTGGGCCTCCAAGGATTGGGTGCCCTCTGGCGCAACATTCCCGGCGCGATTCTGCGCCGGCCGCTGGCGCGACGTGAGGTCGAGCGCGACCTGATGCGAGACATCGAGGGGACCGCCGAGACGGCAGCGGACAAGGCAACCGCGGTCAGCGATGCCGAGCGGGCGATGATGCAGTACGGCGCGCGCGCACCGGATGAGCCGCCCATGTCGACGGCGATGGTTACGCAGAGCCCGCAGTTGGCCGAGCGTGAGCTGGTGGCCCGAGGGGCCGAAGAGACCAGCAAACAGTTTGCCAAGTTCGACGAGATCATCGACGACGCGCGGTGGGACGTACTCGACAAGAATCTCGCGGATGCGAAGACGGTGAAACAGGCGAAGGAGGCGACCGACAAGTTCGCGGAGTCGGTCGTGCCGCAGTTCTTCGCGTTCGTGCAGAAGCCGCGATTCACGCGAGCGCGCGGGAAATTCGAGAAGCACGTCGAGGAACGTCTCGCGGACCCAGAGGTCATCGCCGACCCGGCGAAAAAGGTCTACACGTATCTCGCGTCGACGAAGAAAGCGCTCGATGAGATTAAGACGGGCTGGACTCCGGAGGCTCTGTGGTCGGCACGCCGCGCGCTTGCGAAGTGGATGGACGGCACGCCGCCGAGCGGCGTTCCGGAGGTCCGGGCCGAGAACCAGGATCGGTACATCCTCGACGCGATGAAGGAGATCGACAAGACTCTCAACACGTCGAGCAACAATAAGTGGACGCCGTTCCTGCAGTCGCTCGCCAAGCGGCTCAAGGAGGAAACGGCACAGAAGGCCGGCGCGAACGTCCGCAATGCGTTCGTGGATGAAGCGCTGACGACGAGCCGCGTCCCGACGACGGGCGCCGGCAAGCCACGTGTGACGGAGGCGGCGCTGCGTCGTGCCTTCTCAAAGTTCGGCACGGACCAGTTTGGGCGCGTCATGAAGCCGGAGCAGGAGAAGGCCGTCCGCAACGTGCTCTCGAATCTGGAAGCGCAGGGCGTCCTGCAGCGCGCGAAATCGACGATGACAGGACGCGGCGGTCCGCAGACCGCGATGATGGCCGCGCGTCTGTTCGGCAACGTGACCCGCTTCCCGCTGCTGAGCGATCTGCTGCGGCTGCAGGCGAAGTACGGCAAGGGGCCGCAACGCGAGATGCTGACGCGCGCGCTGGTCGATCCGGAATACGCGCTGCAGCTCCTGCAAGGGG